GCACCATTATTTGCATAGTCTTCACCAGCGGGATCAAGGAGAGTTTGGTCATTTATATGATTAACTGTTGTTCTTGTGATCTCAAAACCCAAATAATGATTCTCAGATATAGTATGGTCTTCTCTTATTTGTGGCAGCGTGACCCAAAATCCATTTGGTATTTGAGCAGATGCAGCAGATAAACTAAAGTTGGTAAAAAACTGTGAGTATTTTTTTATGAAAAAAGTGTTTCCAGATTTTGTGATTGGACTGATACTTGAGTCTGTTAGTGACTCTTCTTCTAAATCAATTCTTGGTTGACCATGTTTGAATAAACTTCTGTTTGTTGCACTAATATGATACAGAGCAATTGTCTGTAGTTCCAGCAATTCTCTTGACTGAAGAGCCTGGCCAGGATAAAAACCAACAGAAAGATAATTCTTTATTGGATCCCAACTGTCTCCATAACCGTCGCCAGGGAGTAAACTTTCTTGCCAAGATTGAATAGCCATTTATGTTCTCCGTCACAGCGGGATTATGAATCTCGTTGTGTAAACTTGCTCTTGAATGATATTGAATGTTACTGGAATTATGTATAACAAATCACCAGATCCTACTCGAAGTGTTGGTTCATAAACTGCTTCAATTGCAAATGTTTCTCCACCATTTGACGCTGTTAGAACATCACCCACCGCAGCACTAGTTTTTGAACCAGTTACAAAAAGGTCAGCGAGTTGACTTGTACCAGAAGCAACAAAGTTATTTGGTCTTATGTCAATGACAGTTCCAGTGGTTTTTGCATCTGTGAAAGAAATAGTGCCGTTTGTTTGTAATCTATTATCATCTATACCAATTGCTGTTGATAATGTAAAACCACCACCGCTATTATCACGAATTGTATATTTTGTATTTTGTCTTAGATTAAGACGAGTGTTTCTGCCTGTTCCAAGTTCGGAACCAGCAATCTCTCCAGCATATGGACCAGTAGCATAGATTGGATTTGCAATTAATCCAAACGCCGACATTGTTACTCCAGAAGGAAGAGAACCCAAAGTATCATCTGTCTGTCGAATTTCATTAACGTACATCAATGTCGTTGCTTGTAGAGTTGTTGCTGGATCACTACCAAGATCTTTATCCGAACCACCATAAGATGTTTCAAGTGTAATGATATTCTCAAGTGCTGATTTAGATGTGATGTCTCCATTTGAATTTGGAGTATCATTTAAGGATAACTTACCACCAACGTAATCAGTACCACCAGAGGTGATGGTATAACCAGTAAGTTTATATCCCTTTCCGCTAACATAAGAAGTATTTAATTTAACTACAGCACCCGATCCATGTCCAACAACACTGGCAGTTGGATTCTGTTTATCAAAATATACGTTCTGATTTCCTCGAAGATCAATCTTTACATCATTGATTCGACCTTTGGTAATATCTGCTTTTTGTTGAACTTGATATTGCCTATATTTGGCACTTGTTGTGTTTAGTGTATTTGAAATACTTTTTATTCTCTGTGGAACGGGAATCCACTTCGCTGTAAGAAACTTGAAGTATTCATCGTTTACAGAATAAAGATACTTCCATGTATAACCATCTGCTGTTTGGAATGGTTCAACACCAACTGAAGTTGGCTTCACAACAGACGCGGTTCTTTCTCTATACAAACCACTTTCACAGTTTTTGATACAAACGTAAACATTATAATCATCTGTCATAACATATGGTTTATAGTCGTATGAAATACCACCACCAAAAGAAACACTATAGTTGTAGTTGTTTTTTGCACCATCAAACGCATCATACACAACACCAGAAGTCCAATTGATTCGTGGAGCAACAAGTGAAACATCTTCATTTGCTACCTTCTCAAGAACAACTATATTTTCATAAATCTTTTCTGCGGTGTATAAAGAGTCCGCACAAACACCTGCGTCTGAAAATTCTTTAGACGCAAAAAAGAAAACTTGATTATCATTGAGCAAATGATCAATTGCTGTTTTTGCAATCAAAGTACGAAAGTTACTTGAACTTGTATTTTGAATCGTTTGATTACTTTGATTAATGTTTGTAATTGACGCCATTTATCTTTCCTATTAAGCAAGTGTACATGAACTGACATCTTCGACTGGATCGTTTGGTGAGACGCTATAATTCTTTGTAACGTCTGGTGTCAAGTTCACTAATTGTCCTAACTTCATATCTCCAAAAGCAGTTCCAGCAGTTAAACCTTCAGACCAAATTGCTGGGTGGTGATACACAACCCAGAAGGTATAACCTCTACCTTGTGCCGTATTATATGTATCAATACCGTAAGTAGGTCCAACATATCCATCTTCACCTGACACACCAGCAGTCCAACCAATAGGATATTCGTTTGGATCGTGAGCAGATGTGAAACAGTTTGTAGATACTAACTGTAATGGATTTGTTTCGTACGGATTAAAACCACACGGAAACCAATCAACTACATTACATAAAGATGGATATGGTTGCCTTGGGTTAAGTGTAGTTGAGAATGTATAAGGTAAATAATGACCAATCAGAGGATGTTCTGAATATCCAGTTTCGACTGGTCCTGGCTCTGCTGGTGTATATGTGTCTGGAGCGATGTTGTTAATCAGTCTGAAACCCGCTGGATGTGCGATGTCCTTCACAACACCAAGAATATAAGCAACAGTAGTATCATCACTATACTCACCAGGCACTTTGCGGGAGATAGCGGATATCGAATATGAAAACTGTTGATAATAACTATCTTGTAAACGAACTCCACCACTCAAAGTAGTACGACTATCTTTCCAATAACCTTCATATGTGTTCCCAGCAGCATCTGTATCTTCATCTAGGGTTGGAACCCAAATCGAATCAGAAAGAAGACATAACCTTACCTTTGGATAATCAAAGTCAATTGAATTTGAATCAAGATTATAGATAGAACTCAAAAGAAATCGAATGGATTCTTCTGTCCCTTTTGTTAGATAAAAATCCCTTACAAAAGTAAGAAATCTACGGAGATCAATTATAGAGTTTTCTGGATCAAACCATTTGTATTGATTGTTCTCTGGAAATATTTTTGCAAATAAATCTTTATGGTGGATGAGAAGATCTGAACTGATACTATTGACATCCATGAGATATGGAATATCATTTATTCCATTTGATATACCAAGCCATTCAAAATATGTTTCGATAAACTTTACATACTGTGGATAGTTTTCTAGAACATGAACTGGAAGTCTATCTCTCACATAAAATGGAAATGTAGGAACTGTAACATCAACACCAGCAGCACTTCTTGCAACTTGTTCTTTGAAAAACTTGCTTGCGTAATTTACTTCATATGGTTTGTATGTGATGTTGGTGGTCGAAAGCATTATTGTGTTACCCTAAATGTTCCGATATTTCCGAGTTGATATGTTGCTTGCTTTTGTGACTTAACTGCTCTACTAAAAGGTTTCACATAGATCGTAAGATCTTCTTTGTTTTCATCTGAAATATCTGCTGGTGATGGAACCCATTCATTTAGATTTGTGATTGTAATTTTTCCTGAATCATAATCAATTGTACCTTGTCTCCAGTTAAGATACTTCTTAATGCCGTTGACATATATTCCAAATCGAATGTTTCCATTTGAGTCATCGTCAAGGAATCCCAAATCTTCATCTGATCCAAGAGAAGGTGAGACATAGAAATAAGTATTATTTCTCAATGTGCCAGGAACGACTCTGTTAGCAAATGAAATGTAGAAGTTTCGTGGTTCTGTTCTAGTGTAATTTTCGTAAGGGAAAGAAGCACTTATGGTAACTTCAAAATTTACTTCTCGTATTGCAGAGTTGTTATTGACTAAGTTTGCCACAATCTGTGAATATGGAAACACCGTTTTAAAACCACACGCTGGATCATTTGCTTCAATACTAGAAATAACAATAGCAGACAAACCAGTTCCTGTTTGATTCACTGTTGGATCATATACTATTGAACCATCTTCTTCTATATTGATCTGATAGCAGATTGGATCTTTGAATTCTGGTAGAATACCAACAACCATCTTTTCTTGTAATCTTGCTCCAAGATTTGATAGTTCGGTAGCACTGAATGTTGTACCTGCGGCATCTTTAACAGCAGACAAGAAAAGTCTACCATATTGGGGTGGGTTGTTATCTTCACCACCCCAAGCAGTTACATCATATACTTCTGGATTATCTACCTTGAGAACAATTTCAGCATCCTTTGCTGTAACTGCCCTGTTCTGTGCTTGGAAGTATGATGGAGCATTATCTCGAATACTCTCTGCTGATTCTCGTTCTGCTCCACCATAAGAAGCACTCACTACAGAGTTGACAGTGACACCAGATCCAGATGCTGGAGTAAATGTTCGCTCTCCGTTTGCGTTCTGGATTCCGTTGGGTGTGAGGTAAGAAACACGAACACTAGCGTTGTCTTCTACAGCCTTTCCGTAAACACCATCACCAAATGAAACTTCATACGCTCCAGAATAAATCGCATCCACGAAAAATACTTTTGAATCTGCATTCAGAACAGAGATTCTATCTGCTCTTGTATATACCTCATTCCCAACAGTAACTTTCAACGAACTAATGTCAGCCGTTTCTGGAACTGTAACTTTTCCATTGAAGTAGGATGTGTTGACTGACATATTAGAAGAAGAATTTTGATAAACTGTAATCTCACCCCTTGCGGTTCCTAAATTAACATCTTCTATTGTAATAAACGAATATCCAGTATCAGATCCACTAAAAACCGTTCCAGCAGGAACACTTGTTCCAGAATCAAGACTGACCTCCAATACTGCTCTTGCTGCGGTTCGTGATCTTGGTACATAACCGACTAATCTGGCAAGTGAAACAAGAGAGTCTCTCTTTTGTGCTGAGTCAATAAAACTTTCATTTGCTAAAAAGTTTGTATATGTTGAAAAGAATGCCGTGTTGTAAGCAAGAAGATCAATCAAAGTAGAAAGAGCAGATCCCTGAAAATCATAATCAGTGAACTCCTCTTTTGTTCTTATATAATCAATAAGAGAACTTCGTACTTGTTCAAAGTCTGTTTTACTAAGATTGATGAATGAGTCTGCCATTATCTTACTCTTTCTATTACTATGTTGATTGAATCTTCCTCATCTAGAAAACTATACTCTATTGTCACATTAAGTGTTTCTGTAGTTTCGCTGAATACTGTTTGAATGTCTCTCAATGTAACTCTTGGTTCAAACCTTGTAACAGTGTCTAAAACATCTTTTCTTATTTCAGATAAGATACCCTCTGAAAATGATTCAAATAGTCTAGAGATTAAGTTCCCACCAAAAGATGGTCGAAATGGTCTTTCATAAAAATTAGTAAGCAACACATTTCTAAGTGCTTGTTTTATAGCATTATTATCAAACTTCCTTGCAACATCACCAGATGGTGCTTTAGCAAAGTTGAAGTCTAGATCAGAATATTTAAACTTTTCTGTTATTGCTGCCATAGAAATATGTATGCCTTATTATGTTGATTGTGTGTTAGGATCATAAGGTAAACTATCTCTATTCAAACGAACTCTCATCGCTTGTCTGTTGTCACCACCAAAAGATCGACGAATACCTGTAACCAAATATTTACCAGAGATTGGATTAATTCTACCTTGTCGTATGATCTCACCTTCATCACCGAGAGATGTTGACTTTGGTAGGTTTACTTGAACAAGATTTCCGATTGCTAGATTCATATCATTCGGAATGGTGATTTCGATTTCCTGTGATTGAATGAGTGCTACTTGCGCCCTTCTATACATTGGTTGCTCTTTTGGTGTTTGCCAATATCGGTTCCAAGCATAGGAACAATACTTTGCATATTCGATTGCTTTGCTTGTGTCTGTGACATTTGTATTTTCTGTATCACCAACACAGGTTCCATTACAATCGAGGAATCTTTGCCAGTCTTCCTTTGTATGAATTGGTCGGTTCTTGTCATACAACCCCAAATTCTGATTTGGAAAATAGTTTGTATATATTCCTTGATTTCTTAATCCGTTTCCAATCGCAGCAATATTTGGTGCGTAACTTGTGTTAATAAGATTCGTACTATCTAAAACATTACTCTCAATAAA